CCTCTCCTGTACATTCTCGGAAGTCGAATTCAAACTGTTCCTGACGTATACGTCGGCGTCGACCTCAACAACATCCCCAAAAAGAGCAACGTCAACTGGGCAGACATCTACGACAACTTCGACTTTGTAACCAAAGGCAAGAGCCTTGAAGCCAAGTACACCCCCTTCGATAAGGCAGTTTGCCTCGAGGTCATCGAGCACATGGGTCCGGAAGATGGGGACGCTCTCCTCGGGAACCTGCACTACCTTCTCCGAGATAGTGGGATCCTCTATCTTTCAACACCAGTCTTCAACGGATCTCGGGCTGCTAACCACATCCACGAATACACCATCCCCGAACTCCAGGGAAAGGTTGAGAAGGCTGGCTTCAAAGTCCTGAGGCGCATCGGCACGTTCGCCAGCAAACCCGACATTAAGCCAGTGCTCACCCCACCGCAAGAGCTGATCTACAACGAGATGGAGGAGTGGTTCGGCGGAGACGTGATGTCAACGATCATGGCGTACAACCACCCCGACCAGAGTCGCAACAACATGTGGGTTCTTCAGAAGTCAGAGTAACGTTGTGGGGCAAATCGTTATTCTCGAAGGGCCTGATGGCTCTGGAAAAACGACCTTGGCTAGGTGTCTGTGTAACGGGTACGGGTTTTCGTACGCCCACACGGGCCCTCCCAAGCCTGACGAAAACGTCCTGCTTGACTACGCCTTGAAACTGTATCGTGCCAACGAGAGTGGCAAGAATACAGTAATCGACCGACTACATCTTGGGGAAGGAATCTACGGACCCATCATGCGGGGAGTTGACCTCCTTACTGAGGAAGGTCTCGTCATCCTGCAAAGGATGATAACGGCGTACGACGCAAAGACGGTTATCTGCCTTCCAAAATTCGATGTCGCCTCCCAAAACTGGAGATCGAAACACAACGAATACATCTCCGACGACAGCAAGTACAGACGCATCTACACGGCGTACGCAAAACTTGTTCCGCAGTACGATCACTGGGATTACAAGGAGGTCGACGTCGAAGACAAGGCAGACTCCCTCCTTACGGTTCCAGTCCCAGAAGATCGTTGCCCGCCAGACGTCGTAGGCTCCCCACACCCCTGCTTTCTCGTCGTTGGCGAGAAGGCGAATCAAAAAGAACTTGACGTTCCGTGGGTAGACCTGAACCACGGCAGCCACTTCTTATACGAATGTCTCCATGAAGCGGGGTTCGTCGAAGAGGAGTTGGCGTTCATCAACGCCCTCAGGATCGACAACACTGAAACCGAAGTGATGAAAGCTTGGGGTGCGCTAGGTTCCCCGACCCCAATCCTTCTCGGAGGCATCGCGAAGAAACTCTTCTTCGTCGCAGGATTTGACAATGAACCCTACAGCATCCCACACCCAAACTACTGGATGCGGTTCCACTCCAAACGACGAGCAGAATATGTCGAGAAGCTCAGGAGGGTCAGGTCACTCGTGTATGCATAACCGCGACATCTACACCGCTTGGATAAGCCTCCTGAACACGCTGATTCGACACGGGAAGGTAACGTCACCTCGAAATTTAAAGACCCTCGAGCTGCTCGGCGTTTCGTTGCGTGTTGACACAGGCCTGGGAAACATCATCTACCACCCGTATAGAAACCTCAACTATAAGTTCATGGTCGCCGAATGGCTGTGGATTGTTGAGGGCTCGAACCAGGTGAAGGTCCTATCGCAGTACAACAAAAAGATCGCCCAATTCTCAGACGACGGAGAAACGCTCGCGGGCGCGTACGGACCCAGGATCAACGCGCAGCTTGATTGGGTTCACCACGTGCTTGTCCTGGAAGACACGCGGCAAGCCGTCATCACAATCTGGACTCCCACGCCAGCGGCCTCAAAAGACATTCCCTGCACAGTCGCTCTTCAATTCCTGAAACGTGGCGAGTACATGAACCTCATTGTGACAATGAGGTCTTCAGACGCGTGGTTGGGGATCCCGTACGACTTCTACTCGTTCTCGATGCTCCTCAACCTGGTGGCTTCGTACCACGGCTGCCAGGTGGGGTTCGTTCAGATGAATCTGGGGTCATCTCACTTGTACGAAACAGACCTCGCTGAGGCTAAGAAGGTCATCAATAGTCCTGGTCAGGGGATGGTCGCTTGGTCCCCTAGGGTACCCTATGATGTCCCACTGGATGTCTTTAGGACTCTTCATGACCCGACCCTTGGCCTCGAAATTTTGCCAGCTCCATGGGGTTTGTATCAGAGAGTCTTAAGAGAAGAGACGAGGAGAGCAGATGCCTTTAAGGTACTCACCGAGTAACCGGCCAGAGTTGCAAGAATATTTCTTGCGCATGCTGGACCTTGTTTCATCTCGGTCGACCTGCGGACGCCGTTCAGTTGGTTCAATCATCACCACCGACAAAGGCCACATCTTAAGCACGGGATACAACGGCGTGCCAAGTACCGTTGCCCACTGCATTGAAGTCCCCTGTTCTGGAATCAATGACCCTTCTGGGGATTCCAGCCGCTGTTTTGCCGTTCACGCTGAACAAAACGCCTTACTTCAATGCTGGAGACTTGACCTTGCCAGAACAATGTACTGCACTGTCTTCCCATGCTTCATCTGTGCGAAGATGATTGCAAATACTCAGATCAACAAACTCATTTACCGAGAAGAGTACGCAGATCGAGCAGGGCTCGTTCTCCTAACTGATTTGGGATTTGAGCTTGTTCATGTCCCCAGATCGACATAAACAACCAAGCCTGCTAGCGCAAGTCGGGCCCGATACAGGGTGGAGGGCCCCAGAACAACTCCCTGTACTCGATGATCGATTCAGGAGACTCGGGTTTGATTCGGAGTGGACTGGCACTGACTGGCTAGGGGATGACGTTCCAGTCGGCTACAGCTTCGCGCTTGAAGACGGTCGTAAGTTTTATCTTCCTGTGGGACACCAGGGAGGGGGAAACCTCGACAAAGCGTTAGTTCACAGGTGGATGAACCGTGAACTCAAAAACAAAACTCTCGTCACACTCTCTGGCAAAGGCGACATCCAAATGTGTCGGAAAGTTGGAGTTGACCTTGAAGCTCTGGGATGTTCAATTGAAGAAGTACAGTACCAGGCGGCACTCCTTTCGGATATACGGCGATCCTTCAAAATGGAGGATCTGGCAAATGATTACCTCGGACAAAAGAAAATCGAAATACAGCGTAAAGATATCTGGCAACTTCCAGCCTACGAAGTCGGACCGTATGCTGAAGAAGACGCTGCCATCACCCTTAGACTTGGCGATTTTCTCGGCGAAAAGATCAAAGAGGAGGAACTCGATAAGGTCCTCGCGCTCGAGAACTCTCTGATTTACTGCGTTTGCGAGATGGAGCGGAATGGAGTGCCGCTGGATTATGATAAACTTTTTGCGTGGAAGGGTGAGATTAAGAAGAGGTCTGATCAGATTATTCTTCTTATTGCTGAAGGTACAGGGCTTAAGGTCAACCCTAACTCCGCGCACGATCTTGCTCAGCTGTTTGGTCTTCTGGGTATTGGATATAATCGCACTCCTCCTACTGGTAACTTTCCTAACGGGCAACCAAGCTTTACAGATGAATTTCTCGCAACTATTGATAATGAGTTTGTTCATCTTATCCGTGAAGGTCGGACTCTTGATAGTCTTGATTCTAAATATGTTGGAAAGTACGCGGCAGCGATTAGAAGAGGAATCCTCCACTACCAGCTTCACCAGCTTAAAGGAGATGAAGCTTACGGAACGATCTCTGGGAGATTCAGCTCGTCGAAGGTAAACATCCAGCAGGTCTTCGACCCCGAGCGTCAAGCGGATAAAATGGGTCGGAGAGACTACATCATCCGTCAGCTGTTTCTCCCCGGCAAGGGGATGAAGTGGTTGAAGGCTGACGCAAGCCAGATTGAGTTTCGGCTTTTCGTCCACTATTCAAGAAGTGCTCGACTCATTAAGATTTTCAACGAGACTCCAGATGTTGACTTCCACCAGCAAGTCGCTGACCTGTGCTCCATCAAAAGGAAGCCTGCGAAGAACATTAATTTCGGCAAGTTGTTTGGAATGGGACGGGACAAAATGGCTCGTGAGCTTGGACTACCAAGATCAGAGTCAGACGTTCTATTCGCGAAATACGATCAGAAATTCCCCGAGACTAAGAATCTCATGGAAGAAGTCATGGGGGTGGCCCGTAATCGTGGTTACGTTAAAACAATACTTGGGAGACGAGCGAGATTTCCCAACGGTGAGCGCCTACATTCCGCCCTTAATCGAGTAATCCAGGGATCTGCCGCTGACATCCTCAAGATTAAGTTGCTGGAACTCTACAACAACCGGAAGGCTCTCGGGTTCTTGATGCGTCTAACCGTTCATGACGAGGTTGGTGGCGATGTCGAGAGCAAGGAGCAAGCAGCCGCTATTAAAGAGATGCTCGAGGCTCCTATTCCTGGGTTGGGTATCAGGGTTCCTCTGCTGTGGGATGTCACGGTTGCGAACAACTGGGGAGAAGCTTCGTGGCCCAAAGAGTGGTCGAAAGCGGCCTAAATGACTGAGGCCCAGTATACGTCGAAGGTCGTTGCATATCTGAAGAATGCTGGAACCGTCACGTTCAAGCATTCTGACCACTTTACGACTGGGATCCCTGATATCAGTTCTACAAATTGGGACCACACGACTTGGATGGAGGTCAAGATCGTTAACGAAGGGCAAACCATCTTTAATCGGGTCACACAGCAGGACAAGGTCCAATTCTTTACGATGGTGGCGTTGGGAAATCTAGGCCGAGCGTTCTACATCGTTAAAAAGAGTACTGAAGTCTTTATCATTCGACCGGCGACGTTCGTTCATATGTTTGAGGCTGAAGACCGTTCCGACGGGTACATTCGGGATAGGAGTCAATTTGTTGGATCTTTAACCAATCACGAGGTTCTTGAAAGCGTATTCAGGAGAAACTTCTCCGCAATTATCCTGCCAACAGACTACTCCACGATCTTTAACCTTACCAAAATGGGGAAGATATGAACAGGCAACAAACTCTTGTCTACGAGTTCATGAAGAAACACGACCTCACCATGAACATCAAAAACATCCAGCATGACGTAGACGCTTTGTTACGGCTACGGCTCGTTGTCGAGGAGCTGGCGGAGCTTATCAAAGCTGTTCACGAGCGAAATCTTGTAGAAGTAGCTGACGGTCTTGGAGATCTGATGTACGTGGTCTATGGAACAGGCGTGACCTACGGGTTAAAGATCCACGGCAAAACTCCAGTCAACTTCATGGGTGAACCTACGCTCATGAGAATAGCGCAAGTCGTCGAATGCCTCGCTGAGGTTACGCAAGCTGTTGGGGACTTCGCGTACGCACTCGAAATGTTCGATCTTCTAGCCCTCGAAACCTCCCTGAGCCTCATCATCGAATCTTGCATCAACTTCGCAGAAACCACGAACTTGCCAATTGAAGATATCTTTGAAGCGATCCATGAATCGAACATGACGAAGGAAAAGCTTACCGAATTCAACAAGGGCGGTAAGGGCCAGAACTTCATTCCTGTGAATCTAAAAATTGTTCTCTGGCCTGAGGCGCAGAATGGACTACGTTGAACTTCTAGGCAAAGCGAAGAAGATTGTCGAAGAGTCTCCGGTCAGGAGATTCATGGACGGAACCCCGCTGTACAACGATATCCCAGTCATGATGACGGACTTCGTTGTGGCTCAGAACGAGTGGCAGGCCATTGAAACCGCCCCGAAAGAAAACAGCGTCAGAATCGATTTATGGGCGAAGTGTTGGCTTCCAGCTTTTGACGAGTTCGCGTTCCAGAGATTTCCCAACTGCTACTGGTATAAGGGAGATTCAATGTGTAACGTCGACTCTCATTGGATGAACCTCGACAAAAACTGGCACGCAACTCACTGGATGAACATCCCTTCAGGACCGGAGAAATAAGGTGGGTCAAAGACCTTCTGACGCGTTGTACTGGGAAATCTGCGAGTTTGCCAGTCGACTTGGTAAGGCAGATGTTCGAACTCACCCTGGGGACGTATTGAAGTGGGGACAGCTTATAGCGGTGTGTTGGGCCGAGTTCGACCTTAAGATGAGGGCGGGTGATGATCTTCCTACTGCGTGGAAGGTTACGAGAACTGACCACTAGGCGTTAGGTCAGGAGGCTTAAGCTTGTCCGTTGACCGCGGGGGTCGGGTGGCGGTCAAGCCTGGTGGACGAACGCGGCCGAAGTAGAATCCGATTACCAGGCCTACGATCGTCCACCACTCCGGTGGGAGTCGGGCGGTATCGTCCTTAATGTACATCGACAAGGCGAGCACGCCCGTGCAAGTCGTTACGACGACGAAAACTGCGATTACAGACTGCGTGTATTCCCAGACGTTGTTGAGTCGTCGTTCAGAGGAGGCGGGGGATAGATCCTTCCTGAGCTGTTGTTGACCAGCAAGAATCGCGGCTTCCACGCTCTTGATTGCTAGCTTAAGCTCTAGAGTCGTCTGATCCTTTAGAGGATCCGCGGCGGCGGTTCCTACAGCCTCTCCTGTTGTATCCACGGCGCGCAACTTTCCTGGAAGCTTCCACATCAACTACGTCTTACCTTTCAACGCAAGGTAAGCTTTTCTCGCCAGGATAAATTTCCGGTTCGTTCCTCCCTTATCCGGGTGAGCATCTAACATATCCTGTTTCAACTTCGCCAATTTCTTCCGCTGGAGCCGGGCCCACCGCTGCCGGTGGTGGGACAGGGTCTTACAGGCCTTGCATTTCCGCTTCGTACTCCCCGGGGCGATATAGGTATTGGCCGGGGTGAAGAGATGGCCATGGATGCATTTAGTTCGTTTCGAACCCTTGCGCTTCCGGTTGGCCCGGACAATCTGCTCTAGGCCTGCGGGCGTGAACCCGCTGGGCCACTGGGCCTTGCGCCGGGCCATCATGTGCCGGGCAGCGGTGGATCTCCGGGAATCGCCCTTGCGAATAACCCCTTCTCCAACTAATTTCCGACTCATGGTTCATCAGAGTTCGCCTTGGATGATGTAGGCGGTGTTCGCGCTACCATCGCCCGGCAACGTCAGAATTCCGTTTGTTCCCAACGAGCCTTCAAGAAACAATTGGCGGGTAACGGGGTTGTAGACCCTGAATCGCATCGGCTGGCGCGCCTTGAATTCCGCTTGATTCAGGACTCCGCAGGGCATGCATACGAAGCTCGACCCCGACATCGCCGCATAGTTCTTGTTGACTCCCCAATCTGATCCGATGCCGTCTCCCCAAAATTTCTGAGCCGGTAGCGGGTGAACGGGATTCGGCGGTACCCAGTTGTCGTTCGCCTTCGTCCAGTCCTCGATGCCATCAGGGCAGAGGGTATGCACCTTGCTGACGGCGTCATAGATCGCTTCGGCGTTCGGGGTTTCCCACACGTTCGCCTGGCGGACCATCCCACCGTGCGGGTTGGTGTTCGGGTAACCGTAGATACCGTTGGCGTTGTGCAGCACGTAAGCTCCCTTCCCGCATAGGATACCAAGAGCACGATCCATTGCGAGGCGAAGGGGGTCTGAGCACTGGCAGACGCTAGAAGCGGGGCCCATGGGTTCGTTGGCGTTGATGAGAACTTTCTTATACTTGAAGTCCCAGTTCTGCCGAACGAACTTCCACATGTAGTCGTTGTAGCTGCGCTGACCATGTACTGTGCCCTTCGTGTACGGCCCGCTGTTCAGGTACTCATCGAACTTCGGATCTTGCGGATCCGGCGGACTTGAGCGAGCGACCAGATGAGGCAGTTGTCCGCGGATGATCTGCGCCATGTCGCGTTGCTGCTGTACCGTGTTCGGCCACGTCGAGTAGTCCTCGTTGACCATCTCGAGCCCAAGCACGGTATGCACGCGGGGCTTCACCGCGTCAACGATCTTCTGAGCCAGCATCCTGTGGTCGACTGCCCCGCCACCGTGGCACGTAATCTCAGCCCTCATCCTGAACGTCGTATAGATCGTGTCGAGGAACTCCCCTAGCACCTGAACATAGTCAGGCGCGTTGGGGTCGATATGTTCAAACGTTCCCAGGATTCTGATGTAGTCGAGGCCGTGTTTCGAAAGCCAGTCGACGTTCTGCAGCAAGCGATCACGCTCGGTCCTGAACCCCGAGAGAGACCAGAACAGTGTACCGCCCATCGGTCTCCAACGCCCGGTGTCGTCCGCCCACGTGCGGCCTTCAGCGCGCGGAACTCCAAGCCGCGCTGAAGACCTTACACGAAAGGGGTAACGACGACGTTCACCTCTTGCTCTCCCCGGACTTCGTACGCATCGCCCCAGACGTTGCCCACGTAACGAATCTTCGGATCCGTAACCACCAGCGTAACGCGATTCCCCTCAGCCGACGTTCCGGTGTTGACGTCAGCGTACCCTCCGCCGTCGGTCGACCGAGAGTAGCTTTGCCCCGTAATGAGGTCATTTGCCACCACCCACATGTCTGGCACCGGATTTCCTTTGTCGTCCGTAACCGTAACCTTGAACAAACCCATAATCCCCTCCTAAAGCGGTCTTAAGTTAGTGAGCTGAGCATCTGGTACATACTTCTGTAAAGAAGCGAGAGTATCCCCGTAGATGTTGTGCCACGTATATGGAGTCTTATCGGGATATCTCCAATCGTCCAACACAAGTCCAGTAGGCGGAGTAGAACCGTCAAAGTAGCCGATGGATTTAAGGTTTGCCCCCGAGACCACGATTCCCTCAATGGTAATGTTCCTAGGCCCGTTCCTAAAGAAGAAGCACCGACCATGACCACCCGTTATTCCTTTCGGGTCAATCATGGAGAACGCAAATTTCTTGATAACGATGTTCTGAAGCATTCCACTAGGATGTTCGCTATCAGTTCCTAACATCGTCACACATCCACCAGCGATAGCTCCAGTACAATCTTCAATCAAGGCATTCTCGACGCTAGCCGTAGGATCCTTGCCACTTTGATTTCTCGGGGTAAGAACGATGAGATAGCCTCCCTGACCTTCAGCAATACCTGCACCTTCAAGGTGACAATTGGACATGTCGAATCCAGCGACGTTCTTGAGTTCGAGGGAACACTTCCGCTGCCACAATTTTCCAGTTACAGGATCTGTGTCGTAGTAGTTGGGATTCTTGACAAGGTCGCAATTAATGATTCGAATGCTTCGAGGTTTGAGATCAGGGTTTTGATCTTCTCCACCAGCCATAAAACTCTGGCCAGCCCCTGACAAGTAACAATCACTGATCAGCAATCCTGGTTCCGCCATGCCAGATACAAAAACAGCCTGTGTATCCTGACCTACTTTCTTGATGTTGTCGATATAGCAGCGATCAATGTACCCGCTAGTATTCATGTAAATGCCTCGTTTGTTTCCACGAACGGGGTCACCCATGATACAGCATTGAGAGAAAGCTGTATTCTTAATACCTGTTTGACAGAATACAATGTCATCAGAAACAACGTCAGAAAAGTGAAGTCCAGCAAACAACGTATTATCGGCTGAAACAAGCATTCCAGCCGTGAATTTCGGAAGAATATCGTTAGGGCTTGCGCGGCCAGCAAAAGCGATTTCCTGAGCCCGCAATTCTACCGATCGAGTTATCTTGAGAATCTTCGGATAAACAAGATCATTACTAATTAGAATTGTGTCGGCCGTTCCAGCTAACTCTTCATCGAGTTCTTCAGGGGTAAAGACAACGGCGGGTTCAGGAGGTGTAGGGGTGCCGTTAGGGATTTCGTCGCGAACTTCGGTGATGAGCTGGATTGCCTCGTCGAGCTTTTGGCGCATCTCGTCATTCGTCATGACCCCTCGCAATACTTTTGGTAAACCCTGCGTGACCCTAGCGAAATTTTGAAATGTTAAGCCATAGTATTCTATGGCTTACCCCTATGACATCTGCACCCCACTGACCCCACGCTCCGGCCAGTGCCACGTACCGGCGGTTTTCTGCTCACTGTAGGGTACTGATTCTCGGAAATGTACTCCCGTAGGGTTGATGACCATCAGGCCTACGGTCCCGATCGTCGTGGCATTTCCTTCTGTTACGACGGCTGCGCGACAGACGTTCACGGGGTATTCACCGCCAGGGGTACCGTAAGCCACGTAGTGCACGATACGACCAACAGTCGGGACGTCCATAGTCATCTCCAGTTAAGGCGGGCGTGACACCCGAGGGGAACGGATGCCACGCCCTACCGCAGGTTCTCGGGGGCACACCGCTAACCTACGGGTTATTGCGTATGGCCACCACCAAGGCTGCCATCCAATACTACGTGCCTGATTAGGTCTGATAATGAGAACTTGACGCTAGAAGCTTTAACCGTGTATCTCGGAAACGCCGGTCGTGGAAGTCCGATACGATCGATGTTCACCTCAAGAATCTTGAGGGTTTTAGTAATGTTAGTCGGCGCTCCAAACGTGATGACGGCGTCCTTGCCGCTTCTAGTCTTGATGTCGGTGGTCGCGTAGTTAACCGTAACGATGGGGTTCTTGAATAGGAAGAGTTCCGCGTCACCCCGTTTGTTGCAATCTGCGACGCTCCTCAAGCTGGTGTCGTTGACGAAGAATTCGTGAATCCCGTCACCACCTTCGAGAGCCGCAAGATTTGCTTGGGCCGTCAGGTCATCCCTCTGAACCCACAAAGCTAGATCATCCCCTTCAACTAACGCGATATCAATTCCTGAGGTTCCAATCAACATGGGAACTGCAAGAACTTGCGTGCCACCAGCGATAGATCCTATAATCGCCCCAGGGGCGGACGTCGTAATGATACCAAAAATCGTGTTGCTGGTTCCTGCGTTAATAGTGAACTGAACTTGCGTGGCGTTAAGAACGGCGGTAATCTTGTGACTTCCATTCCACTCTGGAACGCTTGCTCCAAATATGCTAATGCTTTGATCCTTCGACATCTGGTGAGGATTCTGCGTGGTCATCGTTGCCACGCCAAGGGTCTGTGAAAGCCCCGTGACAAGTTGCAATCGGGGGATTCCGGTAAAACTAGTAGCCGTAATATTGGTGTAAAAAATGAGTTGGTTGCCGACTTCTATCCACCCAGGAGCCGTAAATCCTGAAGTCGACTTCACTTGAAGCGTTATGTCTCCAGGAAGAGCTCCCAAGCTTCCCTCAATTGGCGGAAGTCTACCAAGATCGCTGTCGGGTGCCGTGTCGATGTAGCTAAGTGTGTTGTTGTCGTTTATGGTTGCCAGGTACTTATAAGCGAAGAAGTCGTTTCCTGGAGTCCTGTAAATGATGCGGCTCGTAACTCCAGCAGGTCCGATAGGTAGGTTGAATACCTGAACGGCTGAACCTCCACCGGTTGCAACTATCGGGGCATTGCCACCCAGGGAGGTATCGGGGATGTTGTCAAGAAACGATGCGATATTGTTTCCGTTGATCTGGGTTAAGAACTTAAATTCAGTGCCTCCAGCTAGGGTCCTGTAAATCTTACGAGCTAAAACCGCAGGTGGACCGGAGGGGATCGACGTCAGCTGAATAGCCTCGCCGCCCGCCGTGTTGAGCCCAGGAAGAGTAGTGCTCAGGTTCGTATCTGGGGTGTTGTCGGAAAGAGTTCTTGAAACGTTGTCCTTCAACTCTCCGAGAAAGAAATATTGAGACCCGTTCGCCTTAGTGCGATAAATTCTTCGACCGATGATGCCGTTAGGCCCGGTAGGTATGTTGTTGAGAAAGGCCCTTCTACCGGTTGTTTGAACGATCGGAGCTCGCTTGTCAAGGTCTAAATCGTTGGTACTGTCAATGATGGTGACCCCGTTATTGTTGTTCGGAATTTCTCCGACAACGTAGAAGTCGCTACCACCACCAACTTTGGTTCGATAAACTTTCCGACCTACAACCCCTACGTCCCCAGAAGACTGAATATTCAAAAAGGTGAAGACCCCAGGCCTAATCTGTTGAATGGGGTATTGGCCTCCAAGCTCGGACTCCGCCAAACTGTCATACACCTGACCACCACTTTGCTTGAGGTCGATGACAAGTTTGTAGACGGACCCGTTGTTGGACCTGTAAAGTCTGAGTCCTGTAGCTCCGCCACTTACGACTGGCAAGTTCATCAACAACCGAACAGTTAGAGATCCACCCACGCTGACCTGAACAAACGAACTAAGGTCTGTTTCCCCGTAATTCTCGTTATACTGTGAACACGCGTATCTGTAAGTCCCAGGAGCTATCCTACCACTTGTGTCAAAAATTCCCGAATAATTCGGGTTAAGTGGGCTAGGAGTTAAGCCAGTAGTGACGGAAGTTATGAACTGGGCCGTTGTTTCTCCAAATTGCGTAACGATGCCAGTCGCGTAGTTATAGAACCCAGGACGCAAGCCACCGAAAGCAAATTGCTGGATGCTATTGATTCCAGGAACAACGATAGGTCCAGGCACATACCCGACTGGAGCAACACCGTTCGTCTCCCCAAACGGGGATACGAACGTAGCGACGTAGTTGTACTGATTGTTAACCTGGAGAAGACCAGCCTGACCGTCATTCTGAACAGTAAATGGCCCTGGAGCGGCAATCCCCGACGCTAACCTGAAGCTTGACGGTCCTTGAAGAGTTTCCCCAAGCGACGTAACGTTCGTTACAACATACTGATAACTTCCAACAAGCGGGCCTACTGACGATGAAGGCCCCAAGCCAGGAGCAGATTCTGGGGTATTGACTGCGGGAGCCACAATCACCGCAGCAGGTCCGGGTAACGTTTCTCCAGTCGAGTTTCCAAACGACACCTTATAGCCATAAGTTCCAATCAGTCGTCCTGCAGTTCCAGGAATCAACTGAACACTGGGGGCGAATGGTGGCTCCGTAACGCTTCCCGTAATGACGGTTGCGGAACCTCCTGGAAACTTACCGGTATAGTTGATGATATCGCACTTGTTACTGATTACTTGACCCGCCGAGAAGATCTCCACGTCGTCCATCGGGATGACCGAAGAACCAGCCGAAATCGCGAAGCCATTTGGGGCAACGACTTGCTCTGAAGCTCCCTGAACGAAAACTCTCGTCCTGATTTGTGAGATGTCCGTAACCATCGTGAGTGGCGGGTCGATCTGCGTTCGAAGGTTGGATGCATCTATCGTATCAGGAGGGTTAAGATTTTCAGTGACGAAGAAATGCAGATTCCTCGTATAGTCCACGTACCAGTAACCCCCGACAAGACTAGCGACCTCATTAAGGGCATTGCTGATATCTTCCCCGTTAAACGTTACGCTTATGACGGGCAGATTTGGTTGAACGTTAAAAACGGTAAACCCTGACGTGTACTCCGCCATGAGGCTGAGAACAATCGAAGTCGCAGACAGATCCTTGTACATCTCCCAGACCTTACGACGATTCAGAAGGAACGTGTAATCCATGCAGGAGATGTCCCACATAGGGTTCCTCAGAAGACCGTCGTACGCCTGGTTGATGATCTGGATAGTTCCCCCAAATATTAAGTTAAGAGAAGTCAGATCACCTAAACCCAGCTTGACCTCAGAACCAACCGACGGAGGCGTTCCATTCAACCGGCAGGTAAGAGTGTTAGGGGCCTCGTTTAGGATGTCTGTAACACGAACAGTTTCAAATCTGATGTCAGATGTTCTATTAACCCCATTTATGGTAAAGATAACGTCGATCGCCGAAGGACCAGTAAGTGTGATGTTTCCAAAAACACCAATGTGGAAATTTGGTGAAGTTGAAATTGGTGCTGGAATTTGAAGGAATACGGTTGTAGAAACATTAATTTCAGAAGTCGAAGTAACGGTAGTTGCCCCTGGTAACGAGGCAAGAGTCGAGAAATCAAATTCTGCAAAACCTTGAAGATCATGTTGAGCAACAGAAAGGAAGGTTCCATCACCACTAATTCCAAACGAAGTAGTGGCTGAAAACCTGCTTAAAACTGCGAGGTTAGCGTCCTGAATTGAAACGCTAAAATATGAATCAGATTCAAGTCTTGAGATGGTTGAGAGATTTACTGTCGCCGCAATCGAAATCTGAGTAGTGCTAGCAAACAGGGCAGTAGCCTGAAGGCTACTAATTGTCGTAACACTGAATCGGGTATCTGAAAGAAATTCTCCAAAGGTTCCAGAGAACTCCTCACCGAAATACGCCGCCCCGAAGTATACGCTACCGAACACGGCAGTCTACTACGGGTGAGTTAGCGCCGCAGCTTTTGCAGCTGCGTAATCAGAAATGACTTGCGGGGTCCATATCAGAGCACAGAGAGACTTTACTTTTCCCGGGTACGTTGAAACGTTTTGACCAGGTTCAAGAACTTCTCGAAAGAACTTGCGGCCAAGTTCCTGACCATCTTCTTCAATAACAGTTGCCAGGCGAAGTTCCATCAGACCATTTACCTTGATCGTGATTGAATCGTACTCCTGACGCTTCAGAATTGCCATCGCCAGCTCCTATGAAGTCGACGTATAATGGAAGCTGAAGACTACGTCGAAGGTTGCTCCAGCGTCAGTTGTGGTCATTACGGTAGTCCAAGGAGTTGCCGCAGCAGCTCGGAATATGAGTTGCGCAGTTGTTGTACCGGAAGCAACATAACCACCCATCCAAACTCCTGCACCGGCGATAGAAGCCGAGTATCCAACTTGAAGCGTGCTATTGCTTGAGGTAACCGTAAAAGGAAGTCCTGCAATTGAAATCGATCCAGTACCGCCACCCAGAGAACTGAGGCTGATGCGGCCCTCAATAGCAACTAACCTACCAACTTTAATGTAAAGTCCAAAACGCTGAGAGTAAGTTGGGGTGCCGCCACCGCTACAAACCAATGCAGGGGTCCAGGTACCTTCCTCGTAGTCGTCAAGCGTGTTCGCGTCCGATGAAGCGTTCTGGGTGGCTGGAAACTTAATCTGACCGCCTAGAAGAGTATGAAGACCTGTTGAAATAAACGCACCAGTTCCAGGATCAGTAGTCGTTCCAAGACTCAAACCACCGGACGAGCTAATTCTCAAGCGTTCGGCATTAGTCGTTCCGAAGATTATCGGTTTAGCGTTAATACCCGTACCAATAAGTAAGCCATTTCCGTTATTCGCAACCAATTCCGCCATTCCCGCAACAGGAACCCCATACACCGGTGTAGTTACGTTACCCGAAGAATAAGCTATAAGACTACAAAAAGTAGTATCACTAACTGCTTGAACCGTCGACAGCGCAAAAGTCGACACGTTCAAGTTATACACACTTACAGCAGAAATACCATCTTGATTTTTTGAAACTGACTGACTTTCAGTAAATGAGTTAGCATCAGTCTTAAACGCCGCCTGAGTCTGAATGTCTTGAATCTTTTTCGCTGTAATCGTTAACGCAATTTGATCCCCAACAATTATCGTTCTAGCAGTCGAGCTTTCTTGAGACCTGGCGATTGTAAATGTATCGGTAGAGATTGCCGTAACACGAACAATTTCAGCATTTGTTGGAATCGGTAACACGCCGATTGGCCAGATGGTGACATTAAACGGCGGGACTGGAAACCTAGCTCCTTCTCCAGCCGAAACAATCAGAGTGGTGCCAGAAATTGCGGGTGATGGAACTGTATTAACTCTACTGTACGCGAAATTCTTATGCGTGTCAAAAGTAGCCATCTTACCCTACAGTAATCTGAAGTTGCCCGATGGCAAAAGATGGCGCGGGGTCACCCGATAACACGGTTCGAGACGCGGTCAAGGCATCCCAGATCCATAGGTTACCTCCCGAACTAGCGTCTAAAATTGCGAAATGGGTGATGGTTCCCCAATTCGCAGTCGGTGCTGGAAACGTGATGGCAAGCGCGTTCGCCGTGAATCCGGTAGAACCGCTGGAGTTTCCAGAAGTACCTCCCTGAGTCGCTGTCCAGTTAGTGTCCAGGGGAGGTAAGTTGATACGAGAGTACGAACCTCCAGTTACCTCAGTACCACCTCCAGAATCTGACGGGGCCGCCGTGTACAGGGCCATGTAAAGAGCCGTTGGCTTCGCCCACGTGCGGGTGCGGAAAAGATGGTCAACGATGAGATTTTCAAGGAAGTCAGACGCTTGTACAGTTCCCATTACGCTGAACCAAACTTTCTGCCTGTTCGGCGAAGAATTTCAGTCCCCAACGTATCAGCCATGCTTTTAACAGTTCCTGGATCCCAAACCCCGGAAACGTTCATGTTAATGGTTCCCAATGGGTGAGTTCCAGTCAACGGATGAAGTGGTGACGCGCCAAGAGAAAACTCATTAAGACGAAACGACGTATCTTCAACGGCCTTATTCAACCTACGGAGATCTTCGGCGCCCTTTTTAGTCGCGTCACCAAACTCGTTCGTGCCCTGCGTAGCCTTCTTTTCAGCATCCAGGAATTCATTGATGATTTGTTGCTGGCGTTCCAGAATCGGTTTTCCGTACGCCTCAAACTCCAGGAACAAAGCCTCAAGCCTTCTCTGCATGATGGCGAACGGCGACTCGTCGATGTTACCACCTTGCAAGTTAACACCCGCGCGAGCCATGTTTGCTTCGCGAGCCTTCAACTCTGCGATAATCTGGTTATTAATTTCTGCCGTGATATCTTTTTCCAACTTAAGAATCTGGGCAGCGATCCGCTCGTGAATCTTGCCATACTCCTCAAGAACTCGCGTGCGGTCCTTTTCAGAGTTCAACTGTTCGAACGTAGATTTCGCGAGAGCGCGCTCTGATTCTTCCAATTGGCGAAGAAGCTCAATTTTACCACGGTCTCCGTAATTCCCAGAACTCTCCCGTTCTTGAATCTGAAGAATCTGAGATCGAATGCGAAACGTTGTCATTAGTTCGGCGTCTAGCTCCTTTAACCTTGCGATTCGCTCACGCTCAGCTTCAGCACTTTCCCGAACAAACATGTTATATGCTTTAAGCTGTTCAGTTGTGACCCCGATCTTCGCAGCATTCTTTTCGTTAAGTTCCCCGATCAAACGAAGCTCATCAAGCATCGTCATCATCTCAGGGGTAATCTCCTCAATCTGCTTTCTAAGGTTATCAATCCAGTCCTGACCAAATAATGGGGTATCTCCAGGAGCAGAAGGGGGCCTGGGGATATCCTTTGGAAGAAAGATATCTCTCTGGAATTTCGTCTGTCTAGCTAACGCTTCTTCTGCCGCAATGTTATAAGCTTGCCAGCCTCCAGCGGCATAAGCAAAAAAGGGAGTAAGCCCATCTTCAACAGCTTTTTGACTTGAATAGATGAACTTAGACGCCCATTCCGAAACCGTGACTCCAAGGTCCTTGTACATGCGAACGGTGTCAGAAAGAACCTTGATGTGGTCTTCATCAACATTCGCGGAGTCCTTAACCTGCTTGGTAAGTTCGGCGTACTTCTTCAAAAACGCGTCAACGTCCCCGAGACCAAGTCCAATAGCAACTTGCTGACGTTCAAGAGTTGAAGTAATCTTCGACAAGCCCTCAGCAATCATCCTAAACCGTTCATCCTGACCAACTTCAAAGATTTCGTTCAGGGTGAGGCCTAGCTTATGGAGCGAATCCACCGTTTCAGGACGAATCTGCGAAAGTTTCTCAGCAAGTTGCTCAATACCCTTCGCGATATCTTTTGTCGGAACATCGGCTCTTGCAGCCGCGCGCTCCCACTCATTGATAAGTTCGACGGAAACCCCACTTTTCTCACTAAGCTGAACCATCGCGTCAGCGGCTTGAAACAACCCAACGGTGAAATCGAATGTCGATTTCAGGGCGTAGAAAATCAGAAGGCGCTCAATCATCCTGGTGGCGAGAGCATCCATCTGACCCAATGCGGCAGAAGCCTGACCCGTGGCCGCCGCAACACCACCCATCGCGGTAGCCGTCGCTGCTGCTGCAGTTCTAGCGTTGTTCATCGCCGTCGTCGCCGCGGTTCCAGCTGTCGCAGCTTGAGTTGTAGCGTTCGCAGCGGCCCCCGCCGCCTGACCAGCTGCTGCAACCGTAGCAGCCGCTTGGGCTGAAGCAGCAGCTTGCTGAGTTGCCCAAGCCTGAGCTTGCTGTTGCGCCTGGTTCATCTGCATGGCAAGCGCGTTGATGTTAGCCTGAGCCAACACCATAGATTTCTGAATATCAGCACCAGCGGTAGTTGCAGCTCCGCCCGCGGCTCGAAATTGTTCTTGCAAATTGCGCAAGTTCGCCTGAGCCTCCTCCATTTTTTCCTGGAGGATCTTGATGCGGATCGTGGCGTCTACTTCACCAGCGCTGATAGGCATTACGTTTGATGTTTAAGCCGCTCGAACTCCATCTCTTCCTGTTCCTCGTTCATGACGTTGATGACCTCATTCACAACGGACATGGGGGTCGCCATAAGTTCTTGCCAGCTCCAACCCATATACTTCATTATGTAGATATCACTTCGACGTCTTCTTTTTGCTCCCGAGCTTTCTTCTTCGTTTTTTTTAGCTCGATGACTTTCATGATATGTTGAAAGATGGCGTCATTGATCTCATCGAAGGTTTCGAGATCAAGCGACCTGATCGCTTCAACGGTAACGGGAACAGCAACGATTTTCCCCTCACGATTCTTATTCGTGAAACTCCAGTCAACAAGCCAAAGATGGGTTCGAAGAACCTCATAATTCGACCAGTCAACTCTATCACGAACTTCTTCTTTGTCACCAATCATGACAACGGTTGGAATTAAAGCAAGAGTATCTTGCTTGCGCTGATCACCAGCATCAAGCTCGCTCTTTACCTCTATCCAATCACCATCAGAAATGTCGATGCGGGTAGTTCCCGGGGTGACGAATCTGAATCTTCCCACGCGTGCCCCCTAAATTATGTCCGGATCCCCAATAAGTCTGAATTCTACGTTATCTTCAACTTTCAAATTAACAGCGTAGAAATCAACCTGTCTCCAAGTCCACCAAGAAGAATTGAGCCTGAAAGATGCTTTCGTAATGACTCCATGAGACCAGAAGGGGCTCAAGTAGTCAACAACCCCCGTCCCCTGAACAGCAATGTTCCCCAAGGGTTCATCTTTCTTAATCAACTTCCACTGTCGTAAGGTAATGCCAACCCTGTACCCGACGTACAATTTTGCAACATTACCAGTAATCTCGACCATTACGTCGAGAGTAAGGCACCCTGTCCAGTTGCCTTGAAGCTTGAGCTCGCCTTGGTCGTCGTCGAACCTTCAGCGATTTTACCAAGCTGAATCCACGCCGTTCCGCTATAGAACTGCGCAGGGACGTCAAATCGAGGATACAGGTAAAGGGTTTGCGGAACGGTGTCGATTGACGCCGTCCAGAGAGCCTTACTTCCGATGTCAAAGTTGCCTGCGAAGGTTCCTGTCCAACCTTGCAGACCTTTGACGAACTGTTTCCAGGAATTGACCAATGGCGTAGTATCAACGATCGCCATATCGAAGTCAATTGACCAAGAAAGTTGTTCCCCGATAGGGATGGCGACACCACCGCCAGTAGGGGACATGTAGATAACCGCGCTCTTACCATGAATGTTGGGCATTCGGATTCTCCACCTTTGCGTAATCGCAAATCGTTTTAACGACCTCCACCGCCCGGTGATCGAAGGTACATTCCTGAACCCACTCGTATGCTTCTTGAGCAAGTTCAGATCGTTTTTCTGGAAGTTGTAGATAATACCTAATTGTAGCTTCCCAATCTCTGGGATCTTTAACATACGGAACGCTGGAGTTGAACACGTTTACAAGTTCAGGTCTATAATCAGAAATCTGAAATGATTCACAAGCGGCGATTTCGTATGCCCGGGGACCCAAACTATACGCCTGGTTATCGGCGTAAGCTCGATGAAAATTGATACAGATTTTCGAGCTTGAATAAAGTTCAGCGACCTTATCGTTAGGAACGACCGACTGATCTAGAAACGGGTAAAGATTGCTATCAGGTCCAATATTCGGCCAGATTCCACACAGCTTGAGGCGAATATCTACCCAGTTAATATCTTCAAGAACCTTTTGTCTTTCAGGCCATCCTGAACCAACCATCATTACGTCATACTGAATCGGAGTATTAACGTGGTAGTGGATCTTGGGATCGTACGAATGAGGAACATACGTCCACCCAAACTTCTTAGCAGAGAATCGATCATTCGTCATGATCAGCATCTCAGGGTAGGTAGACGCCCACTCCTTTTGATATTCGTCCTCATACGGTGATTCGGTGAACAGTACCACCGTCGGGATTTTTGCCTTCTTTAACAACCACAAACTAATGGGGTGGAGGTTTAACCCTGAAACAACGAAAACGACATCTGCCTCAAAGTAAAGGGCCTCGTTCAAGATGTTTTCACTAGCAAACCTCGAAAGCAAAGCTACATCGTTTGAGATGTCAGGAGGAAGCGCCAATTTATGGTATGAAGTTCGTTGTTGAAGCGCGTAATCCTTGATGTTCTCTTCTCCGAAGATCTTGGAGAACGCGCTACGGTAGCCTCTCGCCACGTCCCCGATGGACATCTTAACGATCGGCCACACAAACAGGAGCTTCACCGACGTTCGATTTCAGGAACAGGATTTGGTAACGGCACTTTTTCCTGCGGGGTCAATTGTACTTTCAGTGCATCTCGCTCCGCTTTTACGATAGCAAGCTGCAACATCAAGTCCCCAAGCATTTGCCTGATATAGTCTTCCGGAGTCATAGTTTTCCTTAAGGTTCAATCGCGATTTGAATCGCCGCGCCTGTATTGAACTGCACCATCAGACGAGTCTTGCCCGCGCCGTTGTCTTCACACCACATAGCCATCCGGTCCGCTGGGGGCGTCGGTGGCGCGCCCGTGCGTTCCTGAAAGCGTATCGAACTGCTCGTGCCAGCCATATCCAACTGACTCTGGATGTTAACCATCGCGCTATAAAAGGTGCCCATGCTGTAGACGACCCACCCGCCTTGCCCAATCTGCACATCACCAAAACTGTTCGTGCAAATCAGGTTGTGGTCACCGGTCCCGGCGGGGTTTCGGAAGTTGATCCCCGTTGTGAGCGGTAACCGAATTAACCCAGTTTGTGCCGCGCTCGTTCCAACGGTCAAGGTCCCCACCGTATGACCAGCAAGCGCCGAATCATCAGCTAGTCGGGTTTCGAGAGTTGCGCCGTTGCGCTTGATCGCTGGGGCCGAAGCCGTTACGCCACCAAACTGAAGACGATCAAACCCAGACTCTGCCCAATTACTGATTCGCAAGCATCCAGCCACAGGAGCCCTGATAATCGTCCGATTATTGAACCCGATATACATCGGGGCGCTATCAGTTCCAGCTCCAACAACGACAGTCGAAGAAGTTGTTAAGGTACCGCATTCCAGCGGGGCATAATCAGAATCATTTGCCAGGCGAGCTTGAAGAATCGTATTACTTCGCTTCAGCGCTGGAAACGAAGCGGAAGTTCCACCGAATTGAAGACGATCAAAACTTGTAGCTGCGCCATCGTACACGGTTAATACGCCAGTACTCGGAGAATTAAAGTACGCACGCGTACCTATACCGAGCCAGCCGTTCGCGCCGGCCGCAATCGTTCCTGTCAACGAACCAGAAATACCAGACGATCCTACCAGCGTCAAGCCATCACAAGTCAATAGCCCGGTGTTCATTTTTACGCCAACGTCAACTTCATTTGAGGCGTTTACCTTAAGTATGTTGATGTCAGCTGTTCCTGCAGCATTTCGACCTGTCATGTAGACGTTATTGACCCCGAAAGCAATATTTCGACACCGGAAATCAGCAAACGCGCTATCGTCAGCAAGTTTAACCTGAAGTTCAGCAGAAGATCGTTTCAATGCTGGAAAACTCGACGTCTGGCCACCAAACTGTACACGGTCAAAAGTCGTCCGGTTACTGTTTGATAAAGTCAAAACACCGTCTGTTTGCATCCACAAACTGCCACGAACACCATCTCCACCAAAATTAATCCCGTCCATCGGACGTGATGCATGGCAACCAACTTCTATTTGTTGCAAACACGACGCCCGATGAAACCAGAGATACCCACCATCTTGTCCAGTAACCGGCATATCTGGACCGCAGCCAATTTCTGCGTGATCCCCGTAGTTCATCGGTGCGTAGCCAGTTCCAGCCCACCGCAAAAACCGTCGATCAGGACCTGTGCCTTCTGGATAAGTGGCTACAGTCCCCCAAATCCAACGATCATCTTCAATTTTGATACCATCAGCACGAAATCGTGCAGCAAGAAGACTCCCATCCGTCCCTGCTCGAATATCGACAACAGATGTTGCATCACCCGCACCACTCGTCGACTTCAACGTCAACTTTGACGTTGCTCCTGAACCTCCCTGAACCGTTCCAACCGTTAAAGGATCAGGAATTCCAGCACCGCCACCAGACAATATGGCGACCTCACCATCACCAAACATGACTTTCAACTGTCCGTCTGCTTGGTCGACGTAGATCATCGCCTTACCGGCTACTGGAGTCGGAGGCGTCACACCATCGAATACAACGCTCGCAACACGACCATCAATTGCGACCGGCCACGGCTCGACACCAGTAGTTCTAAAAATCGGACTGACTGGCGTAGAATTTCCCGCCCAGTAAACCGTCGGAAATGAATCAGCCCCAAATGCATAGAGTCCTTGCTGACCGTCTTCACCATCGGCGAGAGCGCGCACGTCACCCGTTGTGATTCCGGTAAAGGGCCCTGACTGATACGCAAACGTACCTGTACCAGGAACTGACCACGACGCCAGATACGTCGTCGCAGCAAATACAGGAACAGAAGCAGGGAACATCACTGTGTTGAACCCAGCTACCAATGACGACGCCGCAATTGCGGCTAGAAGCGTCCCTGTCGATGACCAGATTTGAACACGATAACTTGATACCGGCCCCATTGGCGTATTGATAAAGAATCGAACACCAAGCAATTCTCCTGGAACAGTAAATCGATATTTCATGCCCATCGTGTAGATCGAACCGGGCGAACCCCCAATAAACGGCGGCGTATAGTTAACAAACTGCTGCGGACCTGGAGGCGCCCCAGCCACTTTCGGCCCGTACAAAGTTCCGGTTTGCGTATCAAGATAAAAGTCGCCAATATTACCAGTACCAACTGTAGGTACGCCCGCACCGTCTAAAATCGCTTGAACAGAACCATCTCCATCTCCACCACCTTCACTTGACCACGAAACTCCATCATTCGAAGCTGAATCTTTGATGAGATAATAACCGTCAGGCTCAGCTCCGCCCAAGACGCGGGTCAGGAGGTTCGAAACAGCGTTCCAGTCCGACGGACGAAGCTTCGTTACGTCGGGACCGTCGGGTTTACCAGAAACAAAGAGTGGAGGGGTAAGGCTCATAAGCCTGGATCAATCCAACCGTAATCAATGCCAGCCACGATTTCTTTGGTGACTTGGCAGTTAAATGCGTAATGTTCTCGGAAATTCTCATCGCTACGAAGTCGAAACGGAGGCTGAAGCGGCTCAACCGCGAGGTACTTGACGCCCTTAAGAACCTGATTTGAGATACGCACAAGTGCATCTCGAGCGTTTACAGCCCGCTGGTAAGGACCAGTCGTGTCATCACGAACTCCTCGACAAAGAATTTGAATTCGGGGATACTCAAGTCGAATTGCCCGACCAAACGATGTAGAATCCCCAAGAGACGGTTCATCCTGAATTCCTCCGTAAATCTGAACAATGATAACAGAACTCGGGTACGACTCCTTCATGGCTCCATAAAACAAATCGACGCCCATGGAGCCAACCCCGTTGAAGCTCAAGTATTCCGTTATCTCGTCGAGAACCACGAAGCCCTCAGGCGTCAGGAGGAGGCTTAAGCGCGAAAACAAGAAATTCGGGATTCATCTGCGAAACATTTCCAATAGCTGCAGCAATTCTCGGAATCACCGTTGGAACAGCCGCAAGAAATGGAATTTCAAGATACTTGGGACCTCCTCCACCGGGATGGTTAAACGTCAAGTCTTCGTGCTGAATCAACGCGTACTCACTTGGCGGCACGATGGTATGCAGCCCTGCGGTAGCGGACTCCGCCTCGTTCATAGCTTGAGTCGTTGAACCCTCACCAGTCGGAGGGGCCCCAAACCAGCAATAAAGCTGGGTAATCTGGATATCTTTACCAGGTTCGTAGTCGTCGCTACCACCCGAGGAGTTCAATTCACCCGTTCGAAACGGAACCAATCCGTCTTTCGCCGTGGCAATCACCTCAGCAAGAATCGAAGCTACCTCAAAGCCTGCTGCATCTTGCCACGCCATGGGTAGAAGTTTGATGTTCTCCATCAACGCTTCCATACCCCACAGCGAGTACCTGACCTCCGACCCCTCACTCCCCGACTTAAAATCATATTTCGGGGCTACGAAAGCGATCCCTCGCTGCCGTCGGTCAACGATTCCAGGAAGCGGCGGGAGCTTCTTAGCCAATGATTATCGTGATGTGGTGAACTCCCTCCTCATCATTTTGCGGAATTACGCTGATGATGGGCGGGATGTTCGGGGTATAGTTGTTTGGCAAGATGATCTTATCTTTCACGCTGGGAACGATCGTCGTTCCCACGAACACCTTGCCGCGCGCCACGATCTGCCGACCTTCACGGTCAACAGCGATATGATTCTTGATCTCAATTCGAGCCGGATAGACGACTCTCGCGTTGATGTCAGTATCCCCCGCGAAGTGCGTCTGACCACTGACGTCTGTTGAGACGTAAGGGTCGAGCGTAACCGTCTCCGGCATGAAATCGAGGTAATCTTCGACTCGGGGAACGCCCATTACAGTGTCGGATCAGGAGGGTTAGGTTGGGCGTTAGCGGGACCTGGGGCAGCAGGATTGTCGTCCAGACCGCGGTAGAACTTCGGCCTCACCCAATCAGGATCGCCCTGAACGGCCTGTTTATCACTGACAGAAATACCACCACAGTACGGAATCTGGTGAGACGCCCCTCGCCCGCGGTAGATAACGGCAAGATCAGTGTAAAAGCCCGTATCATACGTGATATAGAATTCACTGATTCGCTTCGACTTGATAGCCCCAGCTTTCGCTACGAGGTTTTCGCAGCACATCGCCGCAGCCGTATAAGCGTTTTGTTCTTGAGTCTGGGTCCAGTCGATTTCCTCGTCCTGCATCAGTGGGCGCGTGGAAATCGTATCTTGAATAAGAAAACGGATTTGATTGCGGACACCGACGGTGGAACCAGCATATGTTCCCACCGTCGGATCTTCGAACTTCGTTGGATCGTAAGTCCAAGCCACGTTACGCCCCTACAAGGTCCACCTGGATGCTTGTCAACCCGGTATACGTTCCGGTTGACTTGTACTTCACCCTGTACTTGTTGCCCAACAAGCCGTTTAGGATAGTGTTGGAGGCGAGTGTCCCATCAGTCGGGGTAACCGCGGCAGCCAACGCGATATCTGACGAACATGCTGAGATCTTCGTCGCCGCCGCCGTTGTGAAATTGAAGTTCATGATATCGGTCCAGGAGGCCCCATTATCGATGCTCGTTTGAACATAAACATCGACCGTGGTTCCACCCGCGCCATACAGGAACTTCGCCTGAACTGTGGCAAGTCGAATGGGAGCTGTGTTGGCCACCGATGGGCCAGCGGTGAGACCCACCGCGGCCCCAATGGTGGTTGCCGGCAAGAGCGTAAACCGACTTGGAATGCCCATGCTGTTAAGCCTGCAGACCGACGACAGTCCAAACCGGGCTCGCCTTGGTACCGGTATTGATGTAAAGCTTCGCGTTGGTGATGTTGATCAGGAGGGTAGCCGGGCGGGCGTTGTCGGTGTTCGCGTACGTGGTGTTGACGTTGATGGTGCCGCTGAACGTCACGAGCCGGGGACCTCCGCGGAATTGAACTCCCACGCACGGCCCCATGATTCCTTTAGTTAGTTCGTTCACGGTGATTCTCCAGTGTCTTGAGGTGGCAACGCTGGTCTCGCGGGTCTAAGGACGCGTTGGTCCAGCAGCTGCCCGATCTTTTGGGCTGATAATTTGGTCGTGTCAACGGGATCACCGGGGGAGTACTGCACTCCCCCGATGAGCACGCGTTTGTTTGCTTCTACGTCCACTGGCTAAACTGTGGGCTCGACTTCAGCCGGTGGAGGCTCAACCGGTTCAACCGGGGTCTCAGCTGGAAGCTGACCAGCCGTCGGAGGTTCACCAGGGCGAGCCGGTCGGCCTGCGTCGGGAAGCGCATTATCGATCTTGGGGCGCTGGTCGCCTGGGGTTCCCAGAACGAGGTTGCGCGCCAAGGTATGCTTCTCGGCCTGAAGATCGTTGACCAGAGCCTGAACCTGCTCGGGGTTCGTCCCTGCCTCAGCGATCCGGGCGATCAGCGCGTTGATGAGAAGAAGGGCGTTGGCTTCGCAGTTCAGCCCGTCCTTCAGTTGGGTCTTGAGGGTTTCAAACGACGGCATTGTTGTAACTCCTGTGCTTCTAGTGTGGTTGGGCGCTTACGCCACGCAAGCTGCAAAGAACGCGCCGAGATCCGCGCCGACGACCTTGTCGTCAAACGCGATTTCTCCTTCGATTCGCACCGTGTCAATGCCGAGCCACGGCATCGGAATGCGGTAGGTCGAGATCGTGGTTCCGAGACCACGGCTGATCCCCTTCCACATGAACACGTACCCTGCGGTCGGCGTCATGATCCCGGGTGAGGGGGTGACGTAGCAGAGAAGCGCGTTCTTGCCGGCGGTCAAGAGGCCGGTGAAAGTGTTGGAGCCCGGGGTCTTCTGCGCGGTGTTCTTGACCGACTTGCTGACGAGCACGCGATCGACGTTGAAGATCTTCGCGAGCGCGACCTCGTTGGCGATAGCCGGGTTGCCAGGACCCGCGCCGTACTTGATCAGGTCGATGATGTCAGGGTGGCGTACCAGCTTCTGGTACACGCCGAACCCGATCACGAACGTGTTCGGCTCGAAGCCGGTACCCTGGAGAATCGCCAGCTGCTGCGTCTGGAGGTCCTCAATCGGGGTCGAGGTCGCGTCATCCCACGTCGGCGCAACAGTGATGTCGGTGCCGGTCGACGAACCGGTCCAGATGCCGGTCGTGAAGTAATCCGCAACCCACTGGATTTCCTGCCGAAGCAGGAGCTTGCGGGTCACGAAGATCGTGGCGTCCCGCTCCATGTTGAGCGGCGGAACGTCGGCGTTCGCGTTCGTCTGCTCTTCCGTGTCCTTGTGGTACGCGAACACGTCGCAGACGTAGCTGGGGGTGTTGTCCAGATCGTACCCGCCGCCCGCGGACTCCGTTGCCGGAGCGCGAAGCGTGGCATCGTCTCTGAACCAGTCGTCCTTCGTATATACGAAATACCGATCCGATCGTTTGTCGACCGGAACAACCGGGAACACCTTCGTGCAAATGAAGGCGTCTTCCGATTGAATGTAGGCAACGCTGATGTTGGTCAGCGGCCTATCAACGTGCACCATCGAAAGAGTCGGGCTAGGCATTTGTGATCTCCATCACCTCTATGAAGTGAATTACGCCTTGATACTGGGTGCGGCGCAATTCACTAGAGCGGTAAGAAGATTTCCCGCTGAAGTTGCACCAGAGACGTTGGCCACCTGACCAACGGCGATCTGAGTCGCGACGGCAGCCTGAGCCTGCCCGGCGGTGCTCGTGCCGATCACGGCGCCGGCTGACAGAGACGCACCGGCCTGAAGCAGCGTTTCGCCGATGACGACCACGTCAACGGGGTCGCCGGTAGCTCCGACAGACGCCTGCAGAACGCCGCAAGGGATGTCGGTGATGGCGGAGCAAAGAACCACGGTGTTGTCCGCGCTGAACTTCACGAACTTGTACTGGACGGTAGCGCCGGTCAGACCCGCACCGGCTTTCGCACCAGTAAGCTTGAGAGGAAACTGTCCTGAAAACATGATCTCTCCTTGGTATCATCGGAATTATCAGCTAGCTGATAATTTCGATGTTACTTACTGTTGCTCGGCTCGGTACTCGGCGACGAGCTTCGGGTTCTGCTCCATCACCTTGTTGATCGCCGCTTCACGCGTCATCGGATTCGCGCTCTTCTCGATCAGCGCGTCAGCCTTCGCCTCGATCTTCGCCCACGCCGACCCGGTTCCATCGCCCTGGCGACCGGAGCCGAACTGGCTGTAGATGGCCGACTGCGCCAGCTGAGCGTCGGTGGCCTTGAGGATCTCCATGGTGCGGTTGAACGTGTCGGGGTCCGCAATCTGCATCTTGCGGAAGCGGACGACGTCATTGTCCGCCTTCGTCAGGTCAATGTTCAGGGGAGTCGCTTTGAACGACTTCAGAACGTCGAGCATGTCGCGGTCAAGCCGCGCGTCCCGCTCCGCCTTCGCCATGGCCGTCGCGTTGTCGAGCGACTTCTGCAGGTCCGTGTTCCTCTTCTCGAGGTCCTCGAACCGCTTCGCCATCGCGAGGTCAGGGACGGGCATGTTCTTCTTCTTCTCCATGCAATCCGCGCAATTGCAGTTGGGGTCACTGGGGTCGTGAGCTTTCGCGACTGGAACTTCAGGCTCGTCTTCGACGGCCTTTGTCAGCTCTGCGAGGCCCACCTTCCGCTTCTCGACGTCCGTTTCACCGAACAATGCAAGAAGCCTCTTGAGTAGGTCTTTTCCCACAGATTTTTCTCCATTCGTAGTAGGTTTCTTCTTTTTTGGGGAAGCTGGCGGAATTATGGGGGCTTCGACATGAACTGAGGAAAGGGAGGGTGAGTCTTTCGCAACAACGCGCTTTGTCAGCACGATCTCGGCGTGCTGATTCGCGCCCCGATCGACAAGATCAACACGATTGATCTTGAGCTTGATCAGCTTACGTGGCATCTTCCGCCTCGGCGCTTCCCTGAATGGAGAACATTGAGAGCTCCCCACTGACAACACGCTTGTAGACTTCTTTATCGGGGTACTTCACGCCAATCAACCACCCGACGGGAACGACAGCCTCGGAACCAAAGAGCGCCTTAACAATCTCCGGGGTGGTCACGAGGCTTGCCACAATCGTCCCAACTGACTTTCCCTCATGCATAATCCCCGAAGCACGATGCTCTAGCATGAAGTCAACCGCCGCCTTTTCGACCTCTTCAGGTTCAATAATATCTCCCTGGAGGTCGACGAGCGGCTTACCGTCAGCTCCAACGTACTTGCCAGCCCAGCCGTACACAACCTGCTGAGCTTCGTCTGACTTAAGGATCTCGGTCATGCGGGGGATTCCCACTCGAGGATCACCTGAACCGCCTCGTTGGCGGACGGAACCCAACCGCCTGAACCCGTCTGGACTAGGGTCGTCTGCACCGCGTCCTCAGGAGCCATGACCTTGCTTTTCGCGATGACCAGAAGGTCCGCCTTGGTCAGCGTGACAGTCGTTTTGCACTTCATGGTGTGAAAAAGTTGAGGAACTATCCCATCGCCGGCCTAGTCCCTCAACTACAACTAGTTGAGAAACCCCCCAGCTTCCCAGACATATTGTAGCCAGATTGTACTACAGCTAGAAAATACCTGTAGACTACGTCACCCGACGTGACCCGAAGAGCTCCGGTGAGTCTCTGAGAATCGACCCGAGCCGTGTATCTATCTGCCCCGCCATGTCGTTCTCAATCTCGTTGAGCTTCTTCCGCAATCTGCGAACGTCAGACATCCGCACCTTGATAAGCTGTGGGCCACAGCGATAGCCAGTGAACCACCCCCAGCGCACCCATCGGCGCATGGTGATGTTCTTGACCCCGAGATATCGAGCGGCGCTTGTTAGTCGGATGAAATCACTTTTTTCTGGTAGGCTCGTCTGCATCTGTTATAACGATGGAGTTTCGCAGATGCCGTGGAACATCCAGCGGAGCTCCAACTCCCCCTCTTGATTTTCTGGACCTCCGAAGTGCTTCTAGAACTCTGTTATTGTCGTCGAACTCTTTCTTCTTCTCCTCGACAAGAAACTTCCCCAGATCCTCATTATTTGCCATTGTTGCTCCCCTTCATGACTACTGGCTCGTCTTCCTGCTCAAGCGTTTCCCCGGTGTACGCGTTCTTCACGACGTCCCCTCGACGGATTCGCTTGATCTTGAACGGCCCGACCGGGATGAATGGTATGTGCCCACCCTTCATCCACCGGCGAACCGTTTCCTCGCTGATCTTGTATTCTGCGGCCACCTGCGAGACCGTCAGAAGCTCGTCCCAGTTACGACTCGCCACCCTGCTCTCCCCTCTCCAAGCCAGCGATGTGGTCCGTAAGCTGCTTCAGCGCGAACGCACAGTTCCAAATGAGGTGCCGGTACTTGTTCGACTCATCTCGAACCGCGGTATTACACTGCGCGATCAGGGAGGCAACGGAGATTTGCTCAAACACTGGTTGTCCTGACGCTACCGGTGCCTCCACCGGTTGCGTACGTTCTACGTCTACGTTAACCTCCGGGTCATCAGGGTCGTAGAACTCCACGCCCAACTGCTTCTCTAGCGCTTTCCTGACCTCATCTTCAGACATGTGCCCTCCCATGTACCTACGTCGTGCGAATCGTATCGAACGTCCCACTTTCCATCTGGGGACCCGTTACCGGGGTCCGACCGCCCGACACCGTCCTCGACGGGGGCTCCTCGACCGACCCCTTATCACCGGTCTCCTTACCCTTCCCCTCCGGATCCTTGCCGCCCTTCCCCTCAGGATCTTTCGTGGGGTCAATTTCCAGGGGTCCGACGCCGGTAGTCGGGAGACGTGCCAGCTCCATGACAACCCGCTGCGTGTTCGGATCCGCGAGGGGGTTGAAGCCCGTGCCAGCAATCTTCGCGATGAAGTTGCCCAGCTCCTCGAGGTTCACGCTCTCCACGTCGCCATGCTCCATAATCGGCGCAAGCTCCTGCGGCATGCCGTTGAACCTCATCAGTATCGGGACCGCACGTCTCGTGATGATCGCGCACACGTTGTCGAGAAACGCTGACAGCCCGCTAGTGAACAAGCTGATCTTTGTGGCGGCCAGCGCCTTGCTACCTACCGCCTCATGGCCCAGCATGATGAAGTCCGCCATCACGCTCATCGAGATCCGCTGATCATATCTGCTGATGATCGCGTTCGTGTCGAACGACCGCTTCGACCCCGTGCTCATCAGTTTGAACTCCGCCCACCACGGCAGCACGAGCCCTTCCTGCTCATCCCGCCGAACAGAGCGAACGATCTTCTGCAGTGTAGCCAGGAGCTGCACCGACTTCTGGTCTTTCTCGTTCCAGACGTCCGGCGGCATCATCCCTTTCTGCATGTCCGGGGGCAGCGTTTGAATCACGGGGTAACCTGCGAGGTCCCGCTCAATGCCGATCCCCTCGAAGACCTGCAAGTTCTTCTTGAAGTAGTACGACGTCCACGCATTCCGGAGAATGCTTCGACCTTCGGGGTTGTTCTTGGAGACCGTCGTTCTGAAGAGGAACGCCTTCGTGAGAGGGATTCGACGCAGCCTGTAATCTGGCGGGGCGATCTGCTCCATGACAATCGCGTTGCTGCGATCGTCAAACTCCCACATGTGGAGAGTCTCCTGAGCCCGCAACGACCACGACCTAAACCCGATCATCCCGTCATTAAACTTCGACGGCACGAACGACTGATTGAGGTTGCCCTGAAGAACTTGCGATACAGGAGGTACCTCAAATGACGTTGACGCGCTTCGTTCTCCTGGCACGATGTTGGGGTCGCTCTCCGACATCCCGAGGCGGCGCTTCATGTCGAACTCCATGAGCGCCCACCCAAACGGCAGCATCGTCAAGATCTCCGACAGCGTGTCCGGCCACGTGCTCTCGAGGTCGTCGAAGATCGCCCCGCCCACGAAATCCGCGATCGCTTGCGCCTCAGCCGACTGCACTGGAGGCCTGAACCTGAACTTCACCTTCCTACAGAGGTGGTTCGCCGCAAAGAGAATCGCGCCCGAGATGGGGTCGTTGTCCGCCATCTCCCTGAGGGACTTCATCCCCTGAGGACCCTGGAGTTCCCGCAGGAACTCCTCGTAGACCTTGCTTATGGCACCATAACGCTGGATGCCTGTGATACCCTGCATATTGAATGCGGAAAGATCTGTGATTCCAGGGGTTTCATCAACTACAGGCATCGAAGTGACCTCAGTGAATTTTTGACGCTATTATATTCGGGCGCGTCCCGCGTACGGGAACGCCCGCGTACGCGCGCGTAGAGGGAGTTCAGGATCAGAAAATGAACGCCAACACAACGAATGCGGCCGCCAACCACTCCCAGCGTACCGGTATATCTGACGGGGGCTTCGCAGCAATGAGGAACAACACTG